CCCTTCGCTCAATGCATCGAGTAAATTTATTCAATTTTGCGCATTTCGCACATAAATTATTTATATGAAACGTAGTGGAATATAAATAATTTATAATTTTTTTATTTTTATTTTTATTTATATATTAATTATTTGTTATAATAACCAAATATATTAAAATTATATATAAAATTTACTATACCTTGGTATATATAATTATACCTTAGGGTATTATACTTTACTGAATAATAAGGTATATTACGTTAACTAGGTATATAAATTAAACTATAGTATCCAAATAATATATATTATTATCCATAGGTATTTAGAATACCTAGGTTATATTGTATTCCTATAGTTATTTTATGGAAATTTTTAAAATTTTATTCCCAGTTAGAAAGTTACTGCCACGTAAACATATTATTTTGGAATATTTTTAAAAATTGGTTTGTAATTTTGTAGTAGAAAGGTTATTTGGATTAGGTTTATTTTGGTGGTGGTGGTCATGAAGAAAAATTATTACAATTTGTTTTTAAATGAGGATATTTGTTGGGAGCGAAATTGTCCTAGTTTTTTTGAATGCTTTAATCTTACGATTAATAAATCGGATAATTTATGTAAAATGCGTGAGAAGGAAATATATAATAAGGAGGTAAAGGAAAATTGGCAAGGATACTCACATATGGCGATTCACCGTTAATTTCATCTGGTTATGGGTTAATTTTGAAAAGGATAAATGAAGCTTTAAAGAAAGAAGGCCATGAAGTGGCTTGCTTAGCTGTTTTTCAGACAAGACCTGTAATATATGATTATCCATTGTTTAATGTAAGTGAGGATGATCTTTTTGGATTTAAGATTTTTGATGAAGTTATTTATACATTTGAACCTGATATAGTTTTTTCTTTAATGGATATATATGCAATTGTGCATGTTAAAAATTCTTTGTTTAGAGATAGTTTTGCGTTTTGTTATTATGTTCCTGTAGATTCTGGCCCTTTGCCAAGTTTTTGGGAAGCTCCTTTGCGGGATGTTGATAATTTGTTTGCTTATACGTATTATGGAAAGCAAGAATTGAAAAAGTTTTTAGGGATTGATGTTGATGTGATTTATCCGGGTTATGATGATGCTGTTTTTTATCCAATGGATAAAGAGCAAGTGAAAAAGGAATTTGGTATGGAGGGTAAATTTGTTGTTGGTTATGTAGGTGTAAATGCATTGAGGAAAATGCCAGTAAGGTTGATTGAGGCTTTTTCATTGGTTGTTAAAAAGCATCCAGAAGCTGTTTTGTTTATGCATACAGATGCATACAATGAAAAGGAAGGTTGGGATTTGATGGAAGCAGCTCGACAAGTTGGTTTGCATCCTGGCCAGATATTTTTTAGTTCAAGGTCTGGCCCTTTTGGTATTTCAGATATTGCCTTAGCCAAACTTTATAATCTTTTTGATGTTTTGGCTTTACCTTCTAAATGTGAGGGGTTTGGTTTACCTATTTTAGAAGCGGCAGCTTGTGGTGTTCCTACAGTAGCAACAAATTATTCGGCAATTACTGAGTTAGTCGAAAATAGAGGTGAATTAGTGAAGCCTGAAGCATGGATGATGCATCGTCCCTATTGTCAGCAACGTCCTTTGGTAAGTATAAAAATGCTTGCTAGCAGGATAAATAAATTAATTGAAAACAGGCAACTTTTAAATTTGTATAGTGAACGTTGTATAGAATGGGCTAAGCAATATACTTGGTCTAATCAGTTACCAAAATTTGTTAATAAAATACTCGCAACAGAACGTAAGAAATCGGAATCCGAGAACTACAAAATACATAAATTGTTGGTGGTTTAAATGGCAGAAAAAGATACGAGGTTACGTACATTATTAACTGAAGAGCAGATTCAAAAATTAAAGAAGAAGGTTTATAGGGATTGGAGAGATACGGATAATCCGTATCTTACGGGGCCAATTACTCCTGAGGGAAGAGAAAAGGCTTTGCGCAATTTGCGTCCTTATGCTCCTACGAAGAAAAAAGACTCTATGTTTTTGCCTGAGGTTGAGGAGGAGCAACAACCAGAACTTGAATTCCCCGATGGTGAAACGGAAAAAGTTTTAAGCTCTTATATGAGTTTGAACGCAGATGAGAAGAAATATTACATAAGAAGATGGAGAGAGTATAAGCGAGATTTTGACATTCAAACGGCGGCTGATGAAGCATTGCTTCGAGATGTTATCATGGAAGAGATTTTAATGAATAGGCTAAGAACTTTGACATTACAAAATGAAAAAACGGATTTATCTGAGCAGATGAAAAAATGTATGGATAGGAGAAAGGATGCATTTAGCAAACTTTCTACCATTCGTAAACAGAAATGGCAGCGGTTAGATGAAGAAACTAGTCTGGCTAAATTAATACAGGAATGGGATAAGAGAAAGCTATTGTATGAAGAAGAATTACCAAAGAAAGAAGAAGAAGAGCGGGTTCTAATGGAGAAGAATAAGAAGCAATTTGAGGCAGATATTGTAGAATACAGAGAAGGCTATACTGATATGACAGAGCAAGTTAAGTATAAACCGCCTAAAGTAGAAAAGAAAGACGATGAGAATGGTTCGGGTGATAAGATATGGAAGTCGATAGCGTTGGCTTAATTGACATAGATACATTAGGTGAATATATTGAATATTGTCGTGCAAACCCTGTTTTTGCTGCGAAAGATATTCTTAATGTGGATTTAGCTCCTCATCAAAGAATTATGCTCAAAGGTATGTGGAAGGCTCGTTGGGTTTTGAATATTGCTTCTCGTGGTATTGGAAAAACTTTTATGTCTGGGTTATATGCTCTTTTAAGAGCATTATTATATTCGGGAGAAAAGATTGTAATTGTTGGGCCTTCTTTTCGCCAGTCAATATTCGTGTTCAATGAAATGGAAAAAATTGTAAATAATCATAAACTGCTGCAGAAGAACTTTAAAAAATGGCCCCCAAGACATCATACGGTTGAATATAAAGCGGAATTATGGAATGAATCCACAATTACGGCTTTACCATTAGGCACAGATGGTTCAAAGATTAGGGGAACTCGTGCAACTTGTATTATTGTGGATGAGGCTCGTGAAGTCGATAAAGAAGTAATTGAAGCCGCTGTTATTCCATTCATGGTGACAAGGAAAGACCCATTAGCAAAGTATTTAGGTAAACCAGAAACACAAGAGAAAAATGTGTTGGTATTTTGTACATCTGCTTATTATCAATTTAATCATGTGTATGAAAGGTATATAATGTATATTGAAGAAATGATGAAGGGAAATGAGGAATACTTCGTTAGTGTTTTTGATTTTAATGATGTACCTGAAGGTTTCGTAGAGATGGAAGTTATTGAAATGCAGCGGCAAACAATGAGTGAGTTGGAATTTGCAATGGAATATTTGGCAAAAATGCCAAGAGATAGTATGGGATTTTATCCCGCTAGTATGGTATATAATTCCAGAACGAGATTTCTTGAGCCACAAATAAGGGGTAATCCAACAGCTCAATATGTAATGGGGATTGACCCTGGTGATACAACGGGAATTATTATTGCTGAAGTAGATGGATTTGAGTTAAAGATTGTTTACGCAGAAGAGGTACAGATGAGCTTACCTAAATTACGGCAACATATTGATGATTTGTTAGATAAGTTTCCTACTATTCAGCGTATTGGGTTGGAAGAATATGGTGGAGGAAAAGCGTTGAAGGACTTGTTTTTGGTTGAGAGGATATACGTGAATAAAGTTACTGGTGAATTAGTAAAAAAACCTCCTTTGCTAGTTATTGATGACAAGGAAACAGAACATATCAAAGGTAATCGGATGATTGAACTTATTACTCCTTCGTTAGTTAGTTTAAATGAAATGAATTTTGACTTGAGAGCAAAGTTTGAAAACCAGCAGATTCAAATGCCAAGTTCTTCGGGTAATAATCCTACAGAAGAAACTGATATGATATATAAGAACATAATGACTTTATTGAGGCAACTTACGAATGTAACGGTAGAGGAAACCCAATTAGGTTATTTAAAGTTTATTTCGCCGGAAGGTCAAAGAAGTGACCTTTATTCGGCTTTATTATATGCTTCTTGGGCGGCTGATCATTTAACTGTTGAGCCTAAAGGTATCATTTTACCAACTGGTGGTTGGATAAATCTATTAAGGAGGTAAAGATGCCCACATCAGTTGTGAAAACGCATGAAGATGAACTTCTTTGGGAGAGAGCCAAAAGATTAGTAATAGATCAATATGGGGCTTCTCTTGAAGAAGAGAATCCTAAAAAGTTCTATGCTCTTGTAATGTCAATATTTCTCGAATTAAAAGAAGGAGGTAGATAATTAATGGAACGAATTATCCATGATAAGAAAAAGTACAGTAAAAGGAGAGATTCGTGGGATTTAAATCTTGGCTTCTATTGTGACATTCGTCATTATGACAAAGATGGTAATCTTCTGTATGAAGAACTTGGAAGTCACAATATGATTACGAATGAAGGATTGCAAAAAATTTGGGATGTGTTCTTTAGGGGTGCGACTGCTCCTACTGGATTCTATATGGAACTCTATACTAATAGTAGTGGTTTAAGTAAGGATAGTGTTTTGTCTGATTTCACAGAGCCAAGTGGTAATGGATATGCCGCTGTTTCTATATCTCGTGATAGTACGGGATGGCCTACTTTGCAAGCAGTTAATGGGCAAATGCGTATAACATCTAAAGAATGCACCTTCCAAGCTAGTGGTGGTTCTTGGCCTACTGTTTATGGAGCTTATATAAGAGATGCATCAGGAACTTATGCAGTTTGTTGGGATGGTTTTGCTGTTGCTAGAACACTGCAAGATCAAGATACATTAAAGGTTACTCTATATATTGAGCGTGAAAACCCGACAGCTGAATAATTTTGGTATATTAATGTTTTGTTTGCTATACAGATAATATATGTATTCTAGGTTTTGGGAAGGAGGTTAGTATTTTGTCAATATTTTCAGATATCAAACAATCTGTATATGATTATTGGATTTCAGTGGCTATAGCATTAAAAAATGTTGTGGAGCTATTGAAAGA